GCGCACTCAGTTTTGAATTCAATGACTCCACCACCGAGCACATCACTGACGACGGGATATGTCTCGTTAAAGAAGGCTCGATCCGACAAATTGGCTGCGGTCCGTATCATGACATCCACATCCTCTTCGGAAAAATCTGGATAAAAGATGCCAGCAGCGACCTTCAAGTTGCGGTACATCTCTTCGGACGGATGGAACTTCCAATCTTGCACGGCCAAAAAGAGTTCATCATTGGACACTTTAGAATTGTCTGATCTTGCAAAGTGCTTCAAAAACCGCCTGACAGGGTCAATACAGATATCGTCACAGAGTAGAAATCTCCCTGCATGGTATGCAGGGTGATCCTCAAGCAACTTGATCTTGACATCACGTAAGGACCATATGGCGTTCCCAGGAAAATTGGCCAGCCGCCCACCAGAGAAGATGCAATCGTCTCCCTTATGTACGGAGGCACGTGTTGCAACGTCGAACCTCTCTGCCGTGACCGACATTTCCTGCACAACATTGCAGATCAGTGTCAAGGGATCTCCGCTAGGCAAATTTGACCTCAATGTTCCTTTGTACAAGCCCGGTTGCAGACTTCTGAATGAGTACAACGACCGCCTCTCCATGTAGTGAATGACATCATCCTCAGGAAAGCCGCAATCGATGAGTAACATGCAGAAAATGCCGATTGACACCAAGGAATGGCTGGAGTCCTGGCGGGAGATGTCAATTTGCACATTCTCCCCCGACAAGCTCGCCATGATCCCTTTTTCACGAAGCAACCTAGCGAGATCCCTATCAGAGTAACCGACGTCTATGACGACGTCATCACGCAACTGATCTTGTATACGACTGGTGAGCGACCTAAAAGTCGCTCCCGCCCAGGCATTGTAAGTATGATCTGATGCTATGACGGTCTGACCATGTGTCCAAGAAGATGAGAAACCAGGCTCTGGTTTCACTTTATCTTGAGTCTTCAGGAAGCCCCTATGCCGTGTAGTTGCACCGTCTTCCAAATAGACGCTCTGACTCCTAATGAAATCCGCCATGTACGCCGCCGTACGACTGGCTAACCACGACTGGACATCCGCAAAGTGCCCATACGTGGTAAACTCATCCTTGAAATACGCCTTACGCAGTCGCTTGTAACCCTCACGCACTTCATTGAGTAGCTGACCAGGTGTCACCGGCAACTGCACGACGTCCGTCTGTCGCAAAGCAACGTTTCGAAGATCATCAAACGTGTTGTCAGCACGCTGATGAACGGCCAAGTTTTCCGCTCCTGGTATCCTCGACCTGTTGACGCTGCCCACCTTGATTTCAAACTCGCCAATGCTGTGTAAAGTACCGGCGCGCGCAAAAGTCAT